TATTAAATCACTTCTTAATGTAGCCATTAAAAAATGTACTAATGATTTTTACTTTTTCGGTGACAACACCTAACTTATACAAACAAGTTAACTTTATATTAACCGCTAACTGCGTTTTTGAGCATATTATATTTATTAATATCTGTTCTATATAATCTGGCCTGTTCTGTTAAGTTGAAAGATTCTTTGGCAAATGGGTTGGCTTCTCCTGTAATTACATCAGCAGTTACTTTGGTTGTTGTAGCTCCACCGCCCTGTGGGCTTGGATTTTTCTGTACCCATTGAGGCATCTTTTGTTGCGCCCAATCTTTGACATTAGTTCTGTTGTATCCGTCAACCACAACAACAGTGCCATCAGCTTCTCTTGCAAGTTGATCTCTGTTTATTCTTGACAATACATATTGTGGATCATGTACAACATCAGCTAATGCACTGACAGCAGGGGCTTCCACTTCAAGTTCCCTCTGTCTCTGCTCAAGTTCCTGTATTCTTTTGTTTTTCAATTCTTCTGCCTCTCGATATTGAGATGCAAGTTTTTCTCTTGCCTCTTCATATTTACCCTGCGCCTCAAGTTCTTCCTGTTCTTTTTTCTGCTTATAAGCAATCAAGGCATTTACATCAACATCCTGTGGAACGGCTTTTGCTGTCTCTTTTGCTTTTTTATAGTCATCTAATAATTCACTATTTTTCTTTCTCATTGATTCAATTTCTGCTTTTAAAGCATCAACTTCTGTTTGTGAAGGATTTGGCCTTGTTGGTTCGTCTGACATAAAAAATCGTAATATTTATTTATAATATTATCGTGAAAATTACCATTTGACCTTATGTGACCAAAATAACGGGGAAAATATCGTTGGATTTGGGTTCTGGGCATTATGTCTTGCGTAATATCTTTCTCTTCTTTGCTTTTCTGCTTTTGTTCTTGGATTCTTGCCAGCACCTTTGACTCCCTGCTGTCCAAACCTGATTAATTTAACCTTATCTCCTTCTTTAGCCAGTACAACATGAGAACTTCTTGGGTGGTTTGGAGTTGGTTTTGCTTTGTTAACTTCTGTTAAGCCATACTTTTTCAGCTTGCGTTCTATCTTTTCTTTTTTACTTAATGTCATTTGCCTACCTTCTCCTGTGCCTTTCTGTGCGCCCTCGCAAAACTCATACCCTCACGCATTTTTCTAACCATGTAATTCATGTGCCTTTTAGTGTGATGCACTGAATGAGCTTTTAAGGTTTCTTTTTGTTTTTTTGTTAGAGGAGCCATTATCTTTTCTTTTGATATTTTGAATAAATTTTAGCGTCTGCTGTTCTTGCCCCACCTTTACCTGTCATATAACTATTAACTCTGCCCATTGCCCACGCACCCATCGGCACATTTCGAGATCCAGCAGAAAGATATGCGCCTTGACCCTTGCGGTAAACTTCTGCAAGTTCACCATAAAAAAAGCGAGTGCCTTCTGCCTTTTTTTTAAGACTTGCTTTTACGCTTTCGCTTAGTGGTTTTCTTCTTCTTGCTTGAGACATTTTGTTCTGTGCGTGATTTAGATACAGCCTTTATATCAATAAATTCTCCTTTTCTGTAGGCTTCGGCAGTTCTCTTGATTTCAGCAGCTTTCGCTAACTTATTCATAGCTCCAGACAGATATTTTTTTGGAACACCTGTCTTTTTGTCTTTTGGAACTCGCCTAAATTTTCTAGTCACTTTTTAGCTTTTTTCTTAGTTGCTGGTTTTGTTTCTTTTTCAGCCTTTGGCTTTGACTCATCATAAGTCTGGACTTTGAATGTATATCCCATTATTTTTTACCTCCCTTCTTTTTCTTTTTACCCTTTGGCTTCATTGATCCATAGTGTGATGGCATAACAATAAAAGTAACTGTTTATATCTTACTTCCTTTTGCGTTTCTTAGCTGTTTTCTTTTTACCTGCTGTAGATAATGCAATGGCCTGTGCCTGCTTCAATGTCTTACCTTCTCTCATAAGCAAACGGATATTGCTTGCGATCACAGATTCAGATTTTCCTTTTTTTAGTGGCATATCTATAGTTTATATTCTTTTTTGATTTGGTCTAATGTTTTTTCTGTTCCATCGCTTCTGATAATCTGTCTCAATGCCTTTTGACCAGAACTTCCTTTTTTGCCAGCTAATGTTTTAAAAAATCTTACTCTCTGTTCATTGCCAAGAGTTTTTATCTGTAAATCTCTTTTCTGATTCAATAACCAATCACCATAAGCCTGCCCCTGTGGAACTCTACCTGTCATGCTTGGCCTTGTATCAAGTGCAGTTTCGGGTGGCTTTTCAAGACCTGGATATTTTTCTTGCAATCCATCAAAGTCAACAACAGGAACAGTGGTTGATCTACAGTTGAAATGTTGTGGAGGTGTCGGCCCCTTGTTATACGCAAACTGTTGGCCATCAAGTCTCTGACAGATTGGTGTGGTTTTTGAATCCAATGTCGCAACATATTCATATTTAGGAGCAACCTTACTATTTGCAGCATAAACAGCCTGTGATGCTTGGTTTTGTACTTGATTTACAGAAGTTCTTACAATCGTCTGGATTTGATGGTTTGCAAGTTTTGTAAGTTCTCCACCCGATGCTGCAAGTTGTTTGACAGATAATGGCCCAAAATCTGCAAAATTTAAATCTCCAACTAATCGTCTTGCAATCTGTTGTGTTGTCTCTCCACTGAATACACCTGATCTTATGGCTAATGCAAGTTTTTCTTGTGAACTAGCAGCAATACCTCTAAATGCTTTATTTACAGTTTCGCCATTAGGCAAAGTTACTGCTGATCCTTGAGTTGCGGTAAGTTCAAATTTGCCAGCACCGAATCTTTTGAAAGCATCTTCCTTAAATTGTTCAGTTGTAAATATATTTATCTGTGTTGGGTCTGTCATTATTACAGATTCTGCATATTTTGGACTTATGGCAACGCTATTGATCGGCACATTACCAGATGCCGTGACCTTTTTCAGTTCATTTACAATAAAATCTCTCTGTAAAAGAGTTATACCCTGTAATTCTTTCTTAAAATCTCTTGCCGTAGCACCAGACCATGTATTTAGACTATCTTTTGCCTGTTTTATGATCGCTCTTAGTCTTTTTCTTGTCTCAGGTGCAATAATCACAGCCTCACCAGCCCTTCTCTGTTTAAAATCAATCTCTCTTAGTCTTTTTGCAGCATTTAGAATTACCTCGTTGTAAGTGACAGCATATTTTTTTGCGACAGCATTACTGAAGCGGTTGAGATCAATAGTCTCTCTAAAAAATACCTCTGGAATTGACATTCATTAAGCTGCGTCAGGTTCTGTTGGGGCTTCCATTTCGATCAACCCACCAGCTTGCGTTGCCTCAACCTCTTCTTCAACATCAAAATCATCACCAAGAATCTCACCACTGCTTAACTGTGTAAGTAATGTTTCTTGGCTGATAGTGCCAGCAGTAAATAATGCAAGTAATGATTGAATCTCCTGTGGTTCTAATCTTGCCGTTACAAAATCTCTATTAACAAAACTACTACCAGCATTTGGCTCATTAAGATATTCGCTATGAAACTTGAGGCAGTTATCAATCAGATCTTGCATCTGTTGGGCAATGACCATCATCGTGCTGTCATTTTGTGAACGGTCTATCCGCTTGGCTTCTGCCGACTCGCCCACTAATTTTTGACCAAGCACCGCAGCTAGTGACAATGTATTTATTTGATCTGCTATATCTTTTAATCTTGTAAACTGGCTGTCGTAACTGTCACCCGATGGGCTGACATATTCCATCCTTGATTCAGGTGGTAATGATAAAGCTTCATTCGGCCCTGTTGTTATCTCATCTGCATTGGGATAACCAAAAACTGCAAGCAATGGAACAGAACTGATATGCAGAATATTATCAAGGTCACTCTGTATCTGGTAATGCTTGAGGTTTAGTTCTGCTATGTCATATAAAGGACTGCGACTTTCGTAGTAACCAACTCGGTTTGAATATGCAACAGAAAAAGGAATCTTGTCTTTTATGCTCATCTCTCCCTCATCATGTAATTTATATTCACCCTTATTATTTTTTCTATGGATTTCATATCGCCCAGGTTCTAATACCCTGATCTGTTTTACAATTTTTTCTCCATACTTTCCGTCAGATTCAACAACCTGTTCCATCAATCGCAGTTGAGTTAACTTTCTTACACCATCAACAATCTCTGTCCTCCAGCCAAGAATATCTTT